AATCGCCAGCCTGCGATCCGCACCTTGTCGAGTTCGCGCAGTTCCTTGATGGCCCTGCGAACCACAGACTCGCTATATGTGGTCTCGGCCATGATCTCGATGACGCTCAACATCGAATGACGCGAGAGCGCGGCCAGGACGTTCTTGTTGCTCAGTGCGATGGCCTGCGCCTTCGGGTCTGTAGAGGCAGCAGGCTCCTTGCCAGTCCAGGCATAGATGTGCGTTGGCGTGGTGCTGTTGTAGGTTCGCTTATATGCAGCGATCTTAATGTAGCCCTCTTTCTTCAGAATAAGGACTGAACTCTTGACCGTGTTGCGCCCGTGTTTGATCGCCCGCGCAAGGTCATCAATGGACATCTGCTTGCCCAGGCGCATGTGGTTCATGATGCGTTCAGCGCACGTTGCCATTGCTCTTCTCTCCTTCAAAGTCCTCGCAGCGCCTGCGGTAGCCGTAGATTCCGGTGATTGATTGCATGGTGGTCTTGGGCAGATAGAAGCGCGGCTTGTGGCCTTTCTTGCACACGATGCGGTTCCCATCTTCCAGACCTCTGGGGTCGTAGTGCATGCATTCGTCGCAGTACACGGCGCGTTTCATGTCTGCTCCCTTGCGCGGATCATTGCCGCAATAGCAAGCGTCCCGTAGCCGTCAATTCCTGCCTGCTCGCACAGTTTCGCGCACGCCTCGCGCTCTTCTGCGGCAACAAGGGCGGCGAACCGTTCAAGGTGTTCCGGTAGCGGCTCTTGGTCGTCATCAAACAATCCGGCTTTGTGCGCCATGCGGATGATGCTGTCGCGTGTCATGTTTTTCTCCTTTAGCGCGGCCTCGATGGCGCGGGCGAAGTCGTACTTGTCGATTGCCACTCGCGCAATGCCATCAATCTCTGATTTGGTCAGGCTTTTCCACTCGGTCATGACTCACCTTTCGCACGCACAAGCTTCTCGGCCTCGCGCTGGCGGTCGAGTGCGCTGCGCTCTTCGATGTCGATCTGCTCGATGAGCTTCTCAAACTCTCGGCACTGGTCGCACTTGTGGCACTGGCGCTCGCAGCGCTTGTAGATTGTTGTGGCCCACTTACTCACCGCGACCCCCACATTCATGGCAAGTTGATCCGTCATACGCACCTTCGCCCGAGCCGTTGCAGTTCGGGCACACGCCTTCGTCCTCTTCATCACTGCGGAACCAGTCCATCAGCCGCTTGAGCCTGATCTCGATCAGCTTCTCATCGGTCTCACCGAACGGTGTACCCAGCCATGCGTTGTGCAGGCTTGATGCGCGGCGGTGGAGTTCCTGCAATTCCTTGAGGTACTCCTTGGAGACTTCCACGTTCATTCCTGATCCTTCACAAAGACGCCGTCGCTACGCAGGATGCCCTTTCTGTGCTTGATTTGGTCGTATGCCACTGCGAGACAGCCCGTGATGTTCACGCCTGCCAGACGCGCACCGATCAGCAGCGTGACAAGGATGTCGCCGTAGGCGTCAACAGTTTCTGTGAGGTCGTTTCGGTACAGGGCGCTGATCAGTTCGCCCAGTTCTTCATGGGTCTTGATGGCCTGCGCGAGCGCGGTCGAGTTGGGGATGATCTGGCGGTCTCTGGCCCACTGGATCACTTGGCCTTCAAGTTCGCTGAATGTGTTCATGTGTCGTTGCGTCATCAGATTGCGGAAGTCGCAACGTGCCACAAATCACACAAGTGCGTCAAGCGCACAGAGTCAAAATCACAGAGTCATCGTCGCCTCGGGCACTGTTTTGTGCGCGGGGCGGATCGTGGCATATCCTATCTGTTGTGACAACTGCAACCCACTTGGAAAATTCACATGATTCATACAGTCCACGACCTGAACCCTGCATTTGCCGTGATCGAGAAATTGGGCGGCAAGACAGCCCTTGCGGGCGAACTCGGCCTGCACAAGTCCACCCTGACACGGTGGTGTCAGCCCCGGCCCGAAGGGACTGGCGGGCAGATCCCGCAGAAGTATTGGGGCGCTCTTATCAATGTTGCTCGGTCGCATGGCGTGCGTTTGGGCTTGAAAGATTTGGCGGTGCTTGAGTGATGATTGCGACGATGACAAATTCCGACTTTCTGCAAGAGGTCTTCGGGGACTTCGCTCCGGGCACCTTCAGTTGGGTCTGCCACTTCCGCGCAGATCCCGCCCAGGCCCCGCCTACGGTGTGGTCAGGACGGCCATACAGGGCTGGCGCTGCTCAGGCCGCGATGATCGACAAGGCCACAGAGGACAACACCTACTTCTGCACCGCAGTGCTTCAGGCCTTTGATGGCGAGCTAGCTCGAAAGAAAGAGAACTTCGTGCGGCTGGCGGTGCTGGTGCTGGATGATGTGCAGATGGCCGATGTGCCAAATTTCTCTTACGCAATTCAGACAAGTCCTGGCAAGTTCCAGGTAGGTATTTTTCTGGATGGTGATGACCCCGATACCCAAAATAAGCCGCTGATTGACCGAGTAATGAGTTCTTTGGCCGCGCGGGGCCGCAGTAATGACGCCTCGGGCAATGCCTTGGTGCGCTACGTCCGACTTCCAGAGGGCCACAACACCAAGGCCCGTGCCGCAGGGGACTGGCAGGTGCGGCTTGAGGCGTGGAACCCCAATATCCGCTGGAGCCTTGAGGACGCCTGCGCTGCCGTGGGCATTGACTTGGACGCGCTGCGTAATGTGATCGACATCACGAGCAGTTCTTCAATGCGTGGCACCGGGACACACGCGGGCGAGATGATCGCTTCGCTGACTGCCCCTGTACCTGCGGCCAGGATTTACCACGACTCAATCGTGCGTCTGGCTGGCTCCTTGGTGAGCAATGGAATGTTCCCTGGCGCGGCGGTTGAGTTCCTGTACTCGCTGATGGATCAGGTCAAGCCAGCAGACCCGGCTGAGTACGCCCGCTGGAAGGCCAGACGCGACGAGATCCCACGGGCCGTGGAGTCGGCCAAGAAGTTCGCGCCGGAAGAGCGCAAGCCTGCCAGCATCACGGTGAACTTGGGAGGCTCACCCAGTGAGCCTGAGATCCCTGCTGGCGACCTTGTGCCTTTGGACTGGGTGGCCCTGAAGGACACGACGCCTGAGCCGATCACATGGGCGCTGGAGGGCTGGCTGCCGCACAAGCATGTGACGCTGCTGGCCGCGAACGGCGGCGTGGGCAAGTCCAACCTCGCCCTGCAACTGGCTGTCGCGGTCGCCACCGACGAAAAGTTCATGGGCATCGACACCTCGCCCGGGCGCGTCTTGGTGATCTCAGCAGAGGACGACAGGCACCTAGTCCACCTGAGGGTCTCCAACATCTGCGCCGCCACGGGCACTGACATGGAGGACTTGCACAATAATTTAGTGGTCTATGACATGACACAGACCGAGTGCGCCCTGTGGGCCAACGCAGGGCCAACGCCCCGGATGCAGTGGCTGGCTGACACGGTGATGCGGCACAACCCCGCGCTGGTAATTCTCGACAACGCCTCCGATCTCTTCGCGGGCAACGAGAACGACAGGGCAGAGGTCAGGGGCTTCCTGCGGTGCCTGAAGACCATCGGTGCCCACTCAGGCGCTGCGATGCTCCTGCTGGCCCATGTGGACAAGGCCAGCGTGCGCTCAGGCGCGGGCGCAGACACCGACTCGACCTTCAGTGGCTCGACCGCATGGAACAACTCAGCCCGGTCGCGCTGGGCGATGGTCGTAGGCAACGACAAGCGCGAGATCCTGCTCAAGCACGAGAAGTGCAACGTGGGCGCTCGGCAGGAGCCGTTCAGCATCGAGTTTGACGCCAGCGGCAAGATCTTCAGGACGTTCGGTACGGTTCCGGGCGCTGCAAGCGCAGCCGCACTGGTGAGAAACGGACACCGCATTGCGATCCTCCATGCACTTGAGGCCGCAGAACGCGCAGGCCAGCGCGTGTCCATGTCAGCCAACGCAAACAACAACGCCTTCCGCGTCCTGAAGAACTCCCCAGGCTTCCCACGCATCGAGCGCGGCGACTTCTTCAGCCTGCTCTACGAACTCCAGCGCGAAGGCCTCGTGCAAGAGGATGAGTACACGGGCAGTAACAGGGCCAAGGCCAAGTGCATCACGCTGACCGAGGCCGGACGCGCCACAGGGGCCGGACTGAATCCTTATGGCGCTCGGCGCGGTGGGCCAAGGGATGAGGATTGAGGCCTGCACTTGCTGTGCACTTGCTGTGCACTTGCTAGCGCGTGCAGAGCGCGTGCAGGGGCAGGGAAAAGCAAAGCCCCGCCGCCAAGGCGGGGGCTTTTCCCCCTGCACGAAGTGCACTTGCTCTCGCTTAGATAGGGTGTGGGAGCGAGTGCGTGCAGTTATCCACAGGGGGCCAAAGTTCTTGAGGCGTCTGAGAATCGGTGAGAAAATAGGCACATGATGGAAACGCAACATCAAGAGGTCGCGGCCGGCAAAGTTGGGGGCAAAAGCCGAGAGGCGGTCAGCCCGCTCAACGGAGCGCGCCTTCCGACCACGGGGCGGCAGAAGGGCGTGCCCAACAAGGTCACGCGCACGATCCGCGAGGCCGTCGAGAAAGCCGCCCGCGACTGCCACCCGCAGGGGCTTGCAGGCTGGCTGGTCGAGCGGGCGCAAGGCTCGATTGGCGACCGCCAGATCTTCGCCGCGATGGTGAACAAAGCCATGCCGCTGCAAGTCCAGGCCAACGTGCAAGGCGGCGTCAAGCTGGAACTTTCTTGGCTGTCGGCGCGTACTGTTGGCGCGAATGCGGCACAAATGCTGGAGCCGCAGACGCAAGTGCTTGATCTGGAACAAGAACCCGGCGGCAGTTACCGGATTAAGGATCAGCAAGGGCCGCTGACGGGCGCTCCGCGCATCGCGCCGGACGATGGGCATGAGGGGGAAGACGGCACCCCCCCGGCGGCATAGGGCACAGGGCAGGCTATGCGGGCCTACAGCGCGTTGCTGGCCGTGCTTGGCTACATGGGTAGCCTGACGCAGTGGCAGCGCCTTGTAGGGCCTCTAATCGCGTGGGGCTGGGCTGGCCGACCCCCCACCCCCCGTCGAGCCGGTGGGGGGGAGGGGTGCCGGGGCTGGAGCCTCACCCCAAAATCTCCCATCCCCATTTCCTAAGTTGAGAAATCATGGACATGCAATCCCTCATCCAGTCCCTGCGTGATCGCGGTCGCAAGATGGTCAGCCTCGACACGCCGAAGGACGCTGACCTGTACGACCTTGGTGCGGATCTGGTGGGCGGCTTTACGCCTGGGGTCGGCACCGCGCTCTCGCTGCGCGACTACGAGCGTGCGCGTCGGGAGAATGATTACCTGGGCATGGCGCTCTCGGCGGCGGGCACGATCCCGGTCGCGGGCGGGGCCGCACGGGCGGTCAACAAGGCCAGGGCAGCGGTCAAGGGCGCGTCTGTGAGTGGCCGCACGGCGGCGGCTGAGAGCAGGAAGGCGGAGCCTACCCTGCGGGAGGCGATTGAGTCTGCTGCTGGCGATGTGACTGCGAACGTCAAGCCTAAGGTCTCGCGGATTGATCTGGATCTTCGCACGCCCGAGGGCGAGGCTGCTTTTGTCAAGAAGTACGGTCGCAAGCCCGTGCATTTAATGAATGAGCAGGAGCGTGTTTCTCGGTTTGGCCCTGCGATGGCGGAAACGCCTGAGGCGCGGTTGTCTGATTTGAGGAGTCGCAGAGAGTTGTCGATTCCTGGCGGTATTGGGCCTGATGCGCCGCCGATGACATTGGCTGATCAGGCCAAGATTTCGGCGCAGGCGATTGACTACAACGACCTTGATCCTGCTCTCGCGCTTGATATTCACAAGCGTCTGGTGCAGTCGGTTGACCCGGGCGCAGATCCGTCGCGTTTGGAGTTGATGAATCGTCTTGGTTTTGGCATTACTTCTGGCAATGCGCCGATTACCAAGAATCTTGTTGAGTGGGCACAGTTGCGCCCGCGCAGTGAAGCGGAGATGGCCGAATGGGCGAGGTATTCGCCTGTTGGCCCGAATGAGTCGATCCCCGGCGAGGGAGCGACAAACAGGCTAAACACTGCAATCAATGAGGCATATGGCGTTCAGGCTGCTGGCCGTGGCGGCACTGGTGTCGCTAACACTGCGAATCGTCAATATGTGTCCGATCTTGCCAAGATGCTGCGCCAGGACGAGGGATTTTTTAGGCGAGGCGCGAATGAGCCTGAGGCGTTTTACGTTGAACGGCTAATGAATCAGGTGCGCGGTCTTGGGCCAAAGACCGGATCGCTTGGTTTTGCGATGGTTGAGCCGCAGACATCGAATATTTCTGCGATTGACCGGCACATTGCTGACCTCACCCGCGAGCAGATCCGTGCGAATCCCGGCACTCGGGCTGTTTATGAGCAGCAGATGCTCAATGCGTTCAACAGATCGCAGCCAGACAGCAAGAAAGCGAAGACTTACCAGACTGCTCGCAAGCGTGCAGGCGAGGCGGCTGATGATGTTGAGGCCGAGCAGTTTAGGAATGTGGTTTCAACGCCACAAGAGATGAAATTCCGTGAGGCCAAGACCGGAAACATCCGTGAAGGCGTGCCTGCTCACTTGAGAAATCTGCCGTTTTACGAGCCTGACAAGGCAGCAACCATTGGCCCAATGTATGCCACTGCGTTGCGAATGATCAAAGAGGGTGGCGAGCCTCGAGGCATTGGCGGGTTTTCAAATCAATGGCACGACTGGGACTTTCAGCGTTCGCGTGCCGAGCCGCACGCTGCATTGAATCCGATGGCAACGCAGATGGAGCGCATGACTCCAGAAGAATACAAATTGGTTCGGGACACGTTCTCTGAGGCTGGTGCGATGAGGACGACAAAGAACCCGGCGACGGGTCGCCTTGAGCCTTTGCGTCAAACGCCTGATTTCCGTCGCTTGATTTATGGCAATGCGACACCGGCAATGCTTGGAGTTTTGGGGGCTGGTGCTGGAGGCATTGTTCTGAGCGATGCGTATGCAAATGCTTTGCGTGCTGCTCGCAGGCCTCAGAAGGAAGAAGAGAAAGAGGCTCAGTGAAAATCCAGGAGTACAAGCCCCGCTCGGTCTTTGCGCCCCTGCACAACAGGCGGGAGCGGTGGACGACGGTGGTGGCGCACCGTCGGGCGGGCAAGACGGTCGCCATGTGCGCGGATCTGGTGATCGGGGCGCTCGAAACTAGCCTGCCGCGCCCGCAGTTCGCGTACCTCGCGCCCTTCAGGGCGCAGGCCAAGATGGTCGCGTGGGCGTACCTTAAGGAACTCACAAAAGACCTCCAGAGCAAGCCTCCAAACGAGTCTGAACTCAAGCTCTCGCTTAATAACGGGCACGGTGGCGAGTCAACGATCTATGTGGCCGGTGCCGATAACCCTGACTCCCTGCGCGGTTTGTACTTCGATGGGGTTGTTCTGGATGAGATCGGTGACATGCGGCCTACGGCGTGGTACTCGGTGCTGCGTCCGGCGCTGTCTGACCGCAAGGGCTGGGCGATCTTTGCCGGAACGCCTCGGGGCAAGAACCTTTTCTGGAATCTCAGAGAAGAGGCGCGGCTGAATCCCAGCACGCACCTGCTCTTGGAGTTGCCAGCGAGCAAGACCGGGATCATTGACCGGGACGAGTTGGCCGATGCGCGTGTCCAGATGACTGAGGATGCGTATCTGGTTGAGTACGAGTGCTCA